CACCGAGGATCGCCAACCAGCTCAAGCCGTCAGTGCCGATTTGCACGAACTGAGCGACTTGTTGTTGACCAACCACCAAAGCGGCGTTAGCAGAAGCGCCGTTGATCGAGCCACCGGTACTTGGATACACCTTGATGTCTTGAGCAGCGTCGAGGTTAGCAACGATGACCACATCGCCTTGGCCACGGCCAGCTGGCAAGATCACACCGTCGTTATCAGCAGCGACAACAGTAACAGTGTTCAGAGCGCCGGTCAGCGCGGTAGCGCCAGCAGCAGTTTGAGTTGTACCAGCGGTCAAACCGGTGGTAACGCCGCCGACCATGCGGCCAAAAGAAGTAACGTTAGGCATTTGAAAATCTCCAAAAAATTGAGTTCAAAAAGAGGGGCCGAAGCCCCTCAGTTTTTAGCTGGCAGAGCCAACTTGTGCGACCACCAAAGCTTGTGGCTTAACCACTTTGCGACCATACACAGCCAAACCGCGAACGATGTCGCCGAAGTCTGTTTGGTTACGCAATGGCTCAGTCTTGTTCACAGTCATAGCGAACGACACAGCAGCCTTGGTACCAGCGATCATTGTGCGGCGAGCTTTAGCGCTAGACACAGAACCACCAGTAGAAGTGTCGGTCAAGCCAGACACCAAAGCCTTGCCAGCAGCGCCGCGTGGCAACAAGTTAGACACATACACGCTGAAGCGGTCCAACATGCCGATCTTGCCAGTACGGATGGTGCTGGATTGGTCGCCAGTGAAGTAGGCTTGAGCGATGCTAGATTGCATCAACAGGTGACGGTCGTAGGGAGACAAGATCAACCAACGGCCATCTTCAGGCACGTTCTGCTCGTCCAACACGGTAGACATGCGCAAGATCGCCTTCAACACGTTTTCAGGTGTTGCTTGGTCGATAGGAGCAGTGTCTGTACCCAAGTTGTAGGCAGCAGAGATAGCACCAGCGGTAGCGCCGTAGTTGGCAGCGTCAGCACCTTCGGTCACGAAGCTGTTGAAGAACACTTCGTTTTCGATTTGGATTTTCAACTGCTTGGCAGCGTCTTCGGTGAACATGTTCATCAAGTTCATGTCAGACTGATAGGCCAACACGTCGTTCACTTGAACGCCGAAGTATTTGCCCTTGTTCACTTGCATATCTTGGTAGATAGGAGTGGGGACTTCGTAGTTCAGGTTTTGACCTGCGGTGTAGTCAGAGATGGTGATGGTGGGAGCCAAACGGATACGGATGGTATCGCCTTGGTTCTTCAACTCGCCTTCGTAGTCGGTGTTAGCGACTTCAGACAACATAGTGTTTTGGTAGAACTTGGCCAACAGTTTGCCAGACCACAAGGTCGGGATAAATGCGCCAGAGTAAGAAGTGCTCGTATTGAACGGAGCTTGTACGGGGAAAACAGCAGCCATTTTGGCCTCCTAAAAGTTAAACAGGTTGGTTAGATCACGCCACCACACGGTTTTCCATGTAGGCGAGATCAATTTCAGCTTCAAGTTTGCGTGCCTCTTCCAACTTGCCACGAGCGCTCAGATCAGCTGCTTTTTGGAACATGCCCTCGACGTCTTTGTTCGTCAAGATTTTTCCAGTTGGCTGAACTGCGTTGGTCGCAGTGGTAGTTCGATTCGGCTGAATTTGACGCTCAAGCTCTTCGGTTTTGCTATTCGTTGGCTCTACGGGTGCCAATGTTTGCTTAAACATTGCAACGTAGTGTGCTACTCCAGCTGCATCGCCTTTATTGAACGCGTCTTGTGCAACAGTCATTCGTGGGCCGCGCAGCAGTGGATCAACCTCTTGCAACCACGCAATCCACTTGGGATCAGCGTTGACTGCTTCAAAGTCGGGCACCATACGGTGCAACCGCTGCTCGAACGATGCTTCAGACACTTGAGAGCCTGTGGCGCTAAGCTGCTCGCGCAACTTCTCGTTTTCGGCTTTCATGGCGTCTAACTCACCACGAAACTCTGCTGCAACTTCGCGTGCAACTTTGCGTTGGACTTCAATCAAGTCCGCACCGAATGCTTCAACATCAGCATCCGACACCAGCTTCTCTGGTGTTGTTGGTTTGACAGGTTCCGCTGGCTTGGCTTCAGCAGCGCGGCGGAGGGACTCCACTTGGCTGCGCAACTCACGAAGATCGGAGTGCAAGCGAGGGACTTCAGCGTCGTACATGCCCTTGAGGGTCTTGTACTTCTGCTGCCATGTCTCTTC